TGATATTCTCGGTGGCTCAGACGGTGGAGAAACTATGGCCACCTTTGTAGATGACGGTGCCGTAACTCTGTATCATAATAATGTTGCTAAAGTTGCCACCACCGCTGCGGGAGCCACAATAACCGGAACACTAATTGCAACGACTGACACAGACACCTCGAACACGGGCAGTGTAACTCTGGATTTCACAGCGAATCAGAATTTTGTTTTGACGTTCACGGGAAACGTAACTCTTGCGAACCCGTCTACTGAGCAGGTTGGTCAGTCTGGCATTATTGTTTGTATTCAAGATGGAACAGGGTCCAGAACATTGAGTTTAGAATCACAATACAAAACTTCTGGAGACGAAGGTATAACTCTTAGTACAGGTGCTAGTGACGTTGATATCATACCTTATTTTGTTCAAGCCGCAGATAATATTCTTCTAGGAGCGGTCCAGACAGACTTTGTAGGGGCTTAATACACCATGGTCTTTTCTTCATTCTGGTTTGGTTCCTCGGCTTCAAACCCGATCAGCCTGGACGCGACTGCTTCTGTTGGCGATGTCGGTGGGAGCAATGTGGGACGTATAAACGACGGAGATTTGATCACTCTTTTTACAACAGCATCTACGCCAACTGATGGGCAAGCCCTCGCTAAACTCGATTTTGGTTCCTCACAGACAATTGCAGGATTTAAAGCTTATCTAACGCAACAAGGCGCAGCGGATGCGGTCACGATGCGCATTGAACATTCCGATAATGACAGTTCTTGGACAACTTTTGGCACAGCTTGGACAATTTCTCCAGGCAACAGCGGTCACACTGAAACGCAAACGCCGACTGCCGTGAGTAAAAGATATTGGCGTTTAACCGCGAACCAGAACTACGACACCGCCGCGTCTACCTCGGAGCTAGCATTGTACGCGACAACCGGCCAGATGCCGTAGGAGAATAATTTATGACTTGGAAATATCAAGGTAAAGAAATTGAAGAAGGCAAAGCTTGGAAAGGTAGTAATGGAATAAATTACTCTCCTCAATGGGCTATTTGGAGTGACGAAGAAAAAGTCGCGGCTGGCTTAGTTGAAGTTGTAGAAGAAACTCCAGAACGGACGTTGTCCGACGCCAAATCTGAAAAAATTACGAAAATAAAAGTTGAACAGCGCGTTCGCTTGAGTAGTACAGATTGGTTGGTTATTAGAAAGTCCGATATAGGTACGGAAATTCCCACAAAAATTCAAAACCATCGTGATGCTGTTCGAGCTAAAGGAACAGAAATGGAATCCGCAGTTGCTGCTAAATCGGACATAAGTTCAGTTGATTCTTACAATATTGTCTGGCCTGTGTTGGGAGACTAAAAATGGCTGATGATAATGAAAATGTGCTTACGTTTGGGGATAAATCTTATTCTTCTTATGGTCTTACAGAGGAGCAGGAATATCTTGCTGGTCAGATTCAAGAATTGCAGGAGAAACGGAAGTTGCGCCACCGCGCACTCGACCAGACGACCGCAAGCATTGAGTTTTTTACGGGGCGGCTTATTGCCAGTTTAAATCAAGAAGATTCTTCAGAAGTGGGGTAGGGTTGTGCCCACGACAATAAAAGATGTTGACGCAAAACTAAACACCCATGAAGCAGTGTGCGCCGAACGTTGGAAAGAAACCGTAGAGCGTATAAAACGTCTTGAAATGATTTTAATCGGATCGGCTGGTGCGGTTATTCTGATGTTGGCCGGAATGCTCTGGAAAATATAGTATGCCGTTATCTAAGATACAGTTCCGCCCTGGAGTAAACAGGGAAACTACGTCCTACGGAGATGAAAACGGGTGGTACAATTCTGATCTGGTTCGTTTCCGAAAAGGACGCCCGGAAAAGATGGGGGGTTGGATACGTCTTAGCAGTAACACGATCCAAGGGATTGGGCGCTCTCTTCATGTTTGGTCTGCACTTAGTGGTTCCAAATACATGGGTCTTGGCACAGAAACCAAGTTCTATATAGAAGAAGGCGGTAGTTACAACGACGTAACGCCGATTCGTGCTACAACCACTCTGGGAACAAATCCGCTTAAAACGGGTACTTCAGGCACAGGAACCATGACCGTTACTGCACCAGCACATGGCGCAGTGAATGGAGATTTTGTGATCTTGAGTGGAGCCACTACCACGGATGGAATTACGGCGGCTCAAATAAACACAGAGCATAGAATAACTCTTATAGATTCTAATAGCTATTCGATATCGACTTCGGGGTCTGCTTCTTCGGGATCAACTTCGGGCGGTGGTTCTTCGGTTGTGGCTGAGTATCAAATAAACACCGGTTTGGATACCGTGGTTACGGGAACCGGTTTCGGTGCGGGTCTTTGGGGGGGACTTAGCACTGGTTACGCGCAGACTACGCTGAATGACAGTGGTGGCATCAGTAATTCGGACACTTCTTTTACGTTAACAAGTGCTTCCGATTTTGAAACAGCGTCCACTACTACAACCGCAAATCTTACTGCTTCAAGTTCCACAATAGCCGGTTCCAGTACAACGGGTTTCCCTAGCAAAGGAACGATAAAGATAGGTAGCGAGAATATCCGTTACGGGACCAACGTAGGCAACGTGTTTGGAGATTTGACTCGGGGAGAGGACGGAACTACGGCAGCAAGTTCTTCTAGCGGGGCTACCATAACCTTTGTTGGACTTGTCTTAATTGATGACGAATTGCTTCAATATACGGGTAAATCTTCTAATACTATAGACGCGGGAGTTGCCCGGGGAGCGCGAGGAACAACAGCGGCGGCTCACGACGATGGCGTAAATGTTAAGGAAGCCAACGATTTTGTGGGGTGGGGAGAGTCCTCTGCCACCGCTGCTGAAAGTGGGTCAAACATACGTCTATGGAGCCAGGACAACTGGGGCGAAGATCTTGCCTTTAATGTGTATGACGGCGCTCCTTATTACTGGGACAAGACCCTTGGTCTTGCAAACAGAGCCACAACTTTTGCTTCCCAATCGGGGGCTTCAGATGCTCCCACAATTGCTCGTAGGCTGATGGTTTCTGGAGCAGACCGCCACATTGTCTGTTTTGGGTGCAACCCGATAAATGAAACGGCTCAGGATTTGTTAATGATCCGTTGGTCCGACCAAGAAAGCCCGTTTGATTGGACTCCGACAGCGACTAATACGGCGGGCTCCCAAAGAATTTCTTCCGGCTCTCGTATAATATCGGCCCAGAAAACGCGGCAAGAAATGCTTGTTTGGACAGATATATCCCTTTATGCCATGAGATTTGTGGGCCCCCCGTTTACTTTTAGTGTCAGCATGTTGGCAAACAACGTGTCTATAATAGGGCCAAATGCGGTCACCACGGTTGGTGACAAAGTGTTTTGGATGGATCGTGAAAACTTTTATGTCTACACGGGCCGTCTTCAAGTTATCCCATGTACCTTACTTCGGTACGTCTTTGATGACATAAACTTAGAGCAGAATTTTAAATGTTTTGCTGCTTCAAATAGAATGTTCGATGAAGTGTTTTGGTTTTATCCAAGTTCTGACTCAAGAGAAATAGACCGTTACGTTAAGTTTAACTTTACGGAAAACACTTGGGATCTCGGAACTTTATCTCGGACGGCATGGGTAGATTATGGGATTCACGACAACCCCAGAGCATCCGGACAGGCCAGCGATGTAAATTACATCTATGTGCATGAAAGTGGCGACGACGACGACGGCTCACCAATGACCTCCTTTATTGAGTCTGCTGACTTTGATTTGGGGGACGGTGAGCAGTTTATGTTTGTGGATCGACTGATACCCGACATTGACATTACCAGTAGTGATGCAGAAGCTTCGGTAAATTACGTTTTGAAAACGCGAAATTATCCAGGGGACAGTCTATCCACCAATTCCACAAACGCCGTTAAATCTACAACGCAACAGGCTTTCCTGCGTAGTCGTTCACGTCAAGCGGCATTGCGGATTGAAAGCGACACGACCGATATAACATGGACCTTGGGAGATTTGCGCTTGGGGGTCCGCCCGGACGGAAGACGGTAATGGCTAAACTTCTGGATCATGCAATGCCCATGGCTCCCGATCAGTATGATGCGGACACTTTTGTAAGGATTCTACGGGATCTTGAAATGGCTCTGACAAAAATGGATTTTCCTTCTGTAGTAAGCGGGGAAGATGACACCAACGGCGTAGCGTGGTTCATGGAATAATGGCTTCCGCATACAAAAACATAGCCGTTTTGGTGGGTTCTACCGGGGACGTTACCGTGTATACGTGCCCAAGCGCCACTCAAGCCCTTGTTAAAAACATAAATTTGTATAACAGCCATTCTGGAACTATAGTAGTATACCCTAAAATTACCGACAGTTCCGCTTCTGTAACGGTTACGTTAGAAAAGAACAGCATAGGAACTCTCGCAGACGTGTCCTTAGCGGGCCCTTTTGTTTTAGAGGCCAGCGACACGCTCATTTTTAACTGTGATACGGCGTCGAAGATCTATGTCTTTGCCAGTGTTTTGGAGCTTTCTTGATGTTACAACAAACTCACCACACACTAGATAACGGCATAGGTTCCTTTCAAGACGCTTCGCCTGACTATGAACTAGCGCCCGTAGGTCTTGGTTCTTTTCAAGGGCAGGCTCAAAAATTGGCGGATTTCGGGCGCAATGGCGACATTTATGTGGTTCACGCCGCTGAAGGGGAAACCGTTGTTCCCATGGAAGTTTTCGACGCCAACCCAAAGGTGAAAGAACTTCTTTTCGGTCAGATGCGTGAAATGGGCCTTGACCCACAAGAATTTATTGTTGGTAACGAACTAAATAGCATTAACCCTGTTACGGGTATGCCGGAGTTTTTCTTCAAGAGCGTTTTCCGGTCCGTCAAGAAGGCCGTCAAGAAGATCGTCAAAGTCGTCAAAAAAGCTGCGCCAATTGTTCTTCCAATTGCAGCGTCTATGTTTGGCGTACCTTTTTTAGGAATCCCCGCCGGTTCTTTTGCCGCTAGTTTTCTGGGCAGCGGTATTGGCACTCTCGTAGGGGGTGGTTCTATAAAAGATGCTTTTAAATCTGCTATTATAGGCGGGGGTATGGCTTCTCTAGGTGCGGGTCTCAGGGGGGCTCTTTCTAGCACCGGCACGTTTATGGGAGGCTTGGAAGGTTCCTTTACGGGACTGACGCCGGTCTATAATCCGGGCGACTTTACCTCACCCATTGGATACCAAGTAGGTGCAATACCAACGTGGGGCACGGATAGCAGCATACTCCCCGGCATAGATGCTACTGCACTAGGAAAGGGTCAAGCCGTTTCTTCGGCACAGTGGGACAAGATTCTTGGCGGTGATGTCGTAGGAGGAGTTACTGGTGAGGGGTCATTGTTTGGTCCCGAACCCACGAAGGACTCTCTCGGTTTTGTTCCGATTAAGCCGACGGGCTCCGTTGCGCCAAAGCTTAGTCCCAATGCAGCAGCTATACAACGAGCGGCACAGGGCGTTGGGGCGGGCACTGCCGTACAATATCCGCCCGCCGCGTTTTCCGGGGCCGACCTTTCCCCGGGCGACCTTTCCTCTAGGATCACTAATGCTGTCGACATTCAAAAAGCTTTTGTCCCGGGGGCCCGTGAACTCACAGCTTTGGAAACAGGTCTGCAATACTCACCTTTTGCAAAATCCATTCACGAAGTGCCGGGACAGGCGGGTCAGTATCTTGTAGGAGAACCGGCCCAACGGGCTGCTAGTCGCGTTGCGTCTTTAGCTAAGGCGCAGGACATTTTAGGTCCTAACGCAACTGTTGTGGACGCTTTAAAAGCAGGCGATGTTGTTGCTAAAGAAGTAATAAGTGCAGGCAAACGAGCCGCTGCCGCTACAATGCCCGGAGTGGCTCAAAAGTACGGCCCAACATTAGCTCTTGGGGCGGGGGCCGCGTACCTTGGTGGCGCGTTCGATCCCCCAGAAGAAGTGCCGCAGCCCACCCAGAAAGACCTTAACCTTGTTGCAGACCTTGGTCCCACAGGTCCTGACCTTTACAAAAAAAATCGGGAAAAGTACGATGTGGCTCAACTTAGCCCCACTCGGTTTGTTCCTAGTGGTACGCCACTAATTCCAACCACCTTCCCGGCCCTACAGGGTTCTGAGGGTGGAATGGCCGAATTTCCGCGCAGACAGATGCTGGTCGAAGGGCCGGGGACAGAAACCTCAGACGACATCCCGGCCATGCTTTCAGACGGTGAGTTTGTAATGAACGCCAGATCGGTACGCGGGGCTGACCCGTCAGGCAACGGGGATCGTTATGCAGGGGCTAAAAATCTCTACGACATGATGCGTAACTTTGAAATGAGGGCGTAATCATGGTTGAGAGAACAGTCCAAGAACAAATTGTCCGCGAAGCCCCGGAAATTGAAGCCCTAAAATTGGGCTTGATCAAGTCTGCAAAAGGTCTCTCTGATACGGCAATTCAGCTTCCTGAACAACAGATTGCAGGTTTTACTGGTTTACAGACGCAAGCCCAGACTGCGGCCCAACGGGCCGGTGGTATCGGCGGCTACGAACCTTTGTTGACAACCGGCGCGGGCACCCTGGGAACGGGACTTGGCACCCTGGGAACGGGACTTGGCACCCTGGCTCAAGCTCAAGCTCCCATAACCTCCGCCCAGCAGGCAATTGCCGGAAGCGGCCAGTTGTTTGCGCCTACAGACCTGTCGGCTTACACCAACCCTTATCAACAACAAGTTATCGACAGGACCATTGCCGAAATAAACCGGCAAGGAGACTTGGCCCGCAACCAGCTTGCGGCACAGGGCGTTGGGGCGCGCGCTCTTGGTGGAAGCCGTTTTGGAGTCCAAAGTGCAGAATTGGACCGGAACTTGGCTGATTCAAGAGCGCGGGCACTGGCACAACTAAATGCTCAAAACTACACGCAAGCTCTCCAAACCGCCCAAACCGCCTTTGAAAATCAACAACGAAGGCAGCAGGCACAATCCGGGCTTTACGGCGGTATTGCCAGTTTGTACGGGGCTTTGGGACAACAACAAGCTGGGATTGGAGGCCAACAAGCTGGGATTGGAGGCCAGCAACTTGGGGCCGCGCAATTACAGCAAAGCGCAGGTGTCCGGGACATAGCAACACTACAGCAACTGGGTCAGGAACAGCAGAGGCAACAGCAAGCCGTACTGGACGCCCAAAGAGGAAATATCCAGCGCCAACAGTACGAACCCTACAGCAGGGTTGCTTTCTTGTCTGATATTTATAAGGGAGCCCCTTCAACACAAACAATTCTAGGGTCTCAAGTAGCGCCGTCAGCACCTACGCCCTCAGCCTTTCAGCAGATAGCGGGTGTTGGTACGGGACTTCTCGGAACCGCAGCAGCAGCCAAACAACTGGGCGGCTTATTCTAGCAAGGAAAAACCCATGGCAGGTATATACGACAGAACAATGTTTCGCGATGCGGCTCCCATGGCGGCGGGCGGGCTTATGATCAACGCTCTTGAGCAAGCCGGGGCGTTACGTCCCGTTGAAGATGGTCTAACGAATTTAGCTGGAGCGGTGCCCGGGTCCAACATGGCTGCTTTGTTCATGCAAATGTATGGACGAGCGCCCTCTCCGGAAGAACTACAATCCTTCATGGCATCAAATCCCACCGGCATGGCCGACGGGGGCATGGTGCCTCCAATGGCCGAAGACATGCCCCTGATGATGCCGGAAGAAGAGGCGGCAATCTATCAGGAGGCACAAAACCTTCCCCCGGAAGTTTTGCAAGCAGCCGATCAGGAGTTGCAGGCCGCTGCTGGAGAACTCAGTGAAGAAGGCGTTGCCAACGCCGTCAACGAAGAGGTCGATCGGGCGATTTCCAACATAGACATGGCGGGCGATTTCAGGGACCTGATGAACGTTGTCTGGGAAGAAGACGCAGACATTGACACGTACCGTGCAAAGTTGGCACAAGTCGTAGGTGAGGAAGACGCGAACAGGACCCCGGATTCTGTCCTGACCCTTGTTCAGCCTACTCTCCAACTTGCAGAAATAGACCAAGGCGTAGGTTCTCTCATGCAAGAAGAGTTGCAAGAACTTGGAGGCATGGAAGACCTGGGAGGAATAGCCTCTGTTGGTTCACAGGGGGTTGTGGCGGATGGCATGGCTGCTGAAACAGGAGCCCTTGTGAATGCGGTAGGTGGAATGTCCCGTGGTCAGGGGATCATGGACGTTGCCCCGGAAGCCACGGGCGTTGATCCAATGGTTCTACAAGCCATGATGCAAGGTGCCGGGCCCATGGGCCAAGGCATGGCCTAGTGGGAGGTATTTATGGTATTGACCTTGAAAACACCGACCTCAAACACGGAGGACCCGCTTGCCAAAACCCGAGAAATAGAAGAGTTACTCAAAAAAGGAAACGTTTTTGTTCCCACGAAACTTTCGGGAGAAAAACTTCTAGAACAAAGACGAATCTTGGCCGGACTTCCCGGACTGGAGCCTACTGACTACTCTAAACAGTTGGAAGAATCCCAGAATCTCGGCAAGTTGCAACTTGCTCTTTCGCTGGCTCAACGTGGTTTTGCGGCGGCGGGGGCCACTCCCCAACGCGGCGAATCCCCTATCAGCACGTTGTCCCGTGAGCTACTTTCTCCGCTTGCGGGAGACGCCAGTACGGTCTCGGGTCAGATGATGCAGCAGAGACGTGCATTAAAAGAGGCGGAGAAAGCTGACAAGGCGCGGTTGTCTCAAGCAGCGTTGACCATGACCCAACAACGTCTGGGTCAGGAAGACGCGGCAAGCGCCAAACGGTTCGCGATGGCTAGGTCTTTGGTACAAAAAGACTACACCCCAACCAAAGGGCTACAGCGCACGGTAGACGGTAAAACCAGTGATTTCTTAGGTTTTATTACAGTTGATAAACTAACAAATCTTCCAAAATATGTTTCAATTAACAACGACGGTACGTCGGAAGAAGTTCCTAGTAAACAATTGAGCGAGAAGCCCCCAACGGTGGCCGCAACCAAGGCTACCGGGGCAACACGAGAGCCGAGAGTAATTTTGATTCCTGAATCATACGGGAAAGGTAAGTCTAGACTTGTAAAACGGGATGTTATGCAAGCCGTTCAACTGATACCAGATACAACAACGGGTCCTCGGACCCAGTACTCTCCACAATTATTCTGGAAAGGTAGTGACCAACGTTTTGTTGTTATGCAAAACGGCAAATATCTAAATCCAGTATCGGGAACACATTATTTTCCAACCGATGTTGCTAACTATAAAGATCCGAAGACGCAAAGGTTGTATGTCAGAGACGACTTAACTAAAGCTCAGGTTATAAAAGCGAAAAGCATACTTGGTAAAAACATAGAAATGAGAGAAGGCGTTAACCAGCATACTCTTGTTCACGAAGTTGACCCGACACGAAGTTTGACGATGTTCGATGTCAAAGGAAGAACTGTTAACATAACTCAAGCGCAGGCCGATGAGTTACTAACAGTAAATAAACCGGACATTGAAGAACCCTTCCCAGCAAAGGGCAAGCCTTTCGGGACAACCATAAAAGAACTAACGGTAACCGAAGTAGACCCGGCTACCAGGAAAAAAACTCAAAAGACTATCCAAGCTGTTCTGATGCAGACGGCTCCGGGTGTGTTCCGCTGGAAAGAAACCGGAGAAGGCGGGCAATTTGTAGACGAAAAATATCAAAAAAAGTTTTGGGAAACTGGAGCAGACGAGAAGCTGTACCAGAGCATGCGTCCCGTTTATGAGGATCTATATAGAGAAGAAGTTAATCGCAGAACTGACTTAACTGCGGACCAGCGAGAAAACCTCAACAACCAATCCTTAACTCAGGCCGACTTAAAAAGACTTGCTTCCTCACCCGAGAAACAGGAATCTTTTCTCAAAGATTTAGTGAATTTGCGGGTTCGCAAGTTAAATTATGTACCGCCAACTGATCAGAAGGCTACCCAAGCTCGCTATATGGAGGCCCTAAAGGGCCTGACTCCCGCACAAAAAGAGGCTTTTTACGGATATCTCGGGCAGGGGTTTGCGCCCTCAGAAGCGCGGAAAAGAGCTTTGGAATCTCCTGTTGCCCTCCAAGAATCGGCAGTTAGACCAAGGGGTTCTTGGCAGTACGCACCGGGACAAAAACCCCTTGTCCAAAACAAAGGCTTGCCCTTTGAATTTCACTACACAACGGCACGCAACCTGCCCACCCCAACGAAACTTGTCGGCAGCATGAATCACGAACAGGCGATGGCATATGCAGAAAGGATGGTTTTAAGAGATCCTCGACAGGCGGATTTAGAAGACCGACCAACAGGCGTGAGCCAGTTGTGGAAACCAGTGATTGATCCCCGTATTTTCGACCCTTGGACAAAGAGCGGCAGTTCTATACAACTTGGCGGCGGGGTCCATGGTGGTTTTACGAAAGAAGTGTCACGTGACGACGTACTAGAAACGCAAAAAAGATTTCCAACAATAAAACAGGCGTTTGATGACGCATATGGCGGGGTTCGACCTCTCGGAGATGCCGAAGAAAAGATTCTTCTCTTTAGCGGGTTGTGGAAAAAGTTGCCCGGAGTGGCTCAAGAGTTGGGTGAAAGAACACTAAGCGGCAGTGAGTTCAGGGAAGCGTTTGACAAAGCTACGACAGCTTACAACAGTGCATCAGAGGTGTATAAACCTGCGGCTGGATTAAACGTTGGCAAAGGAAATCAAGCCAAAAACCTTCAACAGGCAGTAACCGACGAAACAGACGCTATTCGTGACAACATGATTATGCGCCGTTTTAAAGACCAGGGTGGTGCATGGTTCTCTGACGGTACATGGCTGGCCGAGATGCGTCAGACAGGTTTTGGCGAACTTTGGGAATCATGGACGGGGCAAGACGGCACCTATACGATGCCTAGTGATAGATGGGCCGACATAGCTAAACCCGACAACCAATTAAACGAAGCGGACAGGGCCCTGAAACGCAAAGCTTTCGAATATTTACGGAACAATTCCGATAGAGCGGAGGCTATTGACCTCACGGAGTTTGAAAGAGCCGCCGAGTATTTAGGTGCCTTGAGCCGATACAAAGCTCGTGCGTTTAGCCTAATTACGGATTCACGGCCCTCGGACAAAGACATTGAGATCTTGCTAGCTGCTTTTGTTGGAGAAAGAGACTCAGATACAACGACCTTCCAAAAACTACATGAGTTGCACACCCGTCACGTTAACAACCTTAACCGTTGGATTAACAAAGGCGTTTCCTTAAAAGCCGTGTTCGACCCAGTTTTCTTGGCAGATCTGGACCACACTTCTCGCGAGTTGGAAAGGTCTTCCGTGCGCGACGTAGATCTTAAACGGCAAGGACGTGCCAGAGAATCCGCAATTCAGTTTAGGAGAAGTGCCGAAACACTTCGGCAAGCCACGGAATCGGCTGCGGGAAGAATTATTCCGGGACACCGTGGAGGGGCTATTTCCCCAATGTCCGGTTCCACTGATTCAGGCTCTCTGAACCGGATTTACAACCGCGTTCTTTCTGCTGCCCGACAAGCGTACCCCAAATTGTCCGACAAAGAAGCTGTGGCAGAATTTATAAAACAAGGGGATAATCTCGTTCGATTTCAGGGTGCGTTCGGGACGAGGGGCGGCAGAACATCCCCCGTAGTTAAAGAACCAGACGGCACGTATACAATACGTTAATTGGTGGGTAAACATGGCAACCTTACAACAAACGACGTATGAACAGGTCTTAAAAGACCCCCGGGCTAGGGACCGTAATGTTCCTAACAGTGAGCGTACTTACTTTGAGATGTTGTCCGACCCAGACGTGGGGAACTTGATAAAGAACGATGTTGTAGATCAGTTTATAAAAACTTTTGTGAAGCCGCCTTCGAATTTCGACGGGCAAACGATTGGACCAATTACAGAAGAGGACCCAAGATTTGTCCCCCCCGAAGCTCCCGCAGGGGGTCTGCTTCCGGGAGAAACGGTTGATTCCGAAGGTACTCTAAGTTACGACCCCGCTTTGGAGGCTAGGCAGAGGCAAAGCATCACCCTAAACATAGGCTCTATAGTCGACGGAAAAATGGCGCAAGACGGGACTTTTGTTCCGGGCCCTCCAAGACCGGGATCGAGCAGCGTCACTTTTAACCTACCCATGGGTATGGCTCCCGAAAACATAACGCAGCGTGTATGGGATCACATGTTGGGAGTGATTCGAAACGACTACAATAAAGAATACCACTCTGTTAAACAACTCGACTCTGTCCCGACGACAGCGGCAAAGGCTTTTGCGCGCGAGGGACTTCTTGGAGTTCCCTCTATCGTAGACATGCCGGGTCTTATCCTTCGAGGGCTGGACTACGTGTTTAGTCCAGTTGGCACTAACACCCTTGCCAGAGACATATTGTCTTGGACTGGATTTGGACGACCGGAACCGTACAGCCCTTACATGGAAACCCGACAACCCCGGATTGGTCAAGCCCTTGGTTTGTACTCTACAGAGTACCCGAACGCTCTTTATGAAGGGGCCGTTGTCATTGATCCGAGCCGAGAAATTATGCCGGTTCACTCCGCAACCGGAAAGCTCCTAGACGAAGTTTTGGTCAACCTAGGCCAACCCGGTCTTTTGACTCCGCAACAGGTGACAGAGGCACAGAGGAACGCCGAATTTTTTGGCGGCATTTTTGGTGGGAGCTTATCTGTTTCAGGCGCTGCCCGGTTGGGAGCAAAAGCCTTCACTAAGGGACTAAAATTAGAGGATTTGCAGGATGCAACGACTCTGAACCGGTTCCTGTATTCCGTGGCAAATTCTCCCGGGGCGGAATTTGCAATCGGCAGAAAGACGAGGCGGCGGTATACTATACCTGGGACCATGGTTTTTATGGGAAAAGATCTGGCTCTTTCGGGCATAGCAGGGGGTGCTATGCATGTAACCCCGGACGAGTGGGGACCTACTGGAAAAATAATGGCCGGTCTAACCGCACCCTTTGCCTTGTCCAGAGCAAAAGCGGCAGTGACCGCGCTTACCCGGGGACGAGGCGTTCCAATTATTGGGGATCTTCTAGAACCGTTCAGTTCGGAAGGTCAACAACGATTGGCGGCACGTTATCTTGCGTCTATACCGGGCATAAAGGGAAATGAGCGCCTTATAACACAACTTTTAATCGGTCTAGAAAACGTTCCAACAAGAGCCGGACAGGACACTCTCGTTTCTACCCCCGCATATTTCGGAAACGTTTCTGATGAACTTGGAGAAGCAGCACAGGCTTGGACAAACCTTCGCGGTCAAGGAGTGTCTGATGCCGACGCCATTGCACAACTTTCGCAGAACGCGGTATATGGGAAATATCTGAATGGCGAAGTGCCCGTTTTTGGAGACCGTCCTCCTTCTGTTGAATCGTTAGCCGAAGTCGGAACCGCCCTCAGACTTGTTTCGGATAACATGTTTGGAGCAATGTCTTGGTTAGAAACAGGTTCGCCAATAAAAAACGAAGTTTTGAGATCTGCGGGAGACCGATTAAAAGTTGCAGAACAAGTTTTCAAAAACTTGGCTAGACAATTTGACGCAGACCCTGCCGCTGCATCCGCGCATGTAGAACGATCCGTAGCACGACTGGATGAACTTGTAGATGACGCATTAGCCACGCACGCAACCGACGCAATTCTTTACACCCAACTAAAGGATATGATCTCGGACCCTGCTGCGTTATCTCGCGCACGAATTACAAATGCAGAACGAGCGGTTGAGGGTATTCAGAACGCTTTCAGGGAAGCGCGAGAAATTGAAACAGCTTTGTGGACAAACATCGGTGCAAACCAGATAGAGATATCTCCTCAAAACATGGCCTTGATTGGGGACAAAGCAGCCGAGATTATTCTGTCCACCCCCGTCGCCCAGAGAAATCAAATACCCTCTATTTTATACCAAGTAGCCGGTAAGAACCGTCTTCTTTCTGACGAAGCGTTGGATTCCATGGCGAAAGCCGCCGGGGCCGTTCCAGAAACTCCCGCCGCAATCCGCAATGCCCGGGCAAAAATAGTTGAGTTGGAAACTCGACAGGCCGAGATAGAATCCCGACCATACCAGAACCCTGCTCTCGCAAAGGCCCAGCGTAAACTATCCCAGCTAGAAGCTGAATTGAACGAATTGGGGTTTAATACTTCGCAAGCAAGGATAGACACCAAACAAACACAGATCGCCGGTCAAGAACAACGAATTGCTGACTTGTCCAGAGATACCGTTGACCCCAGACTTATCAAGATCAACGAAGACATCACAGCACAGCGGGCTAGGTTGAGATCCCTTGAAGAAGATCTCGTCCCTACAACGACCACAGGGGACGAAACAATAAAAATGGGCCCGAATGGGATTTTAGATAACGTTAATACTTTGGACGAAGTTCTTGCAACACGAACTGCGTTATTGAACGAAGCAGCAAGAGCCGCTTCCAGAACCGGTGGTAAGAACTCCGCCAGGATAGCCAATGACGCACAGACTTATATCATTGATGACTGGTTGCAAAACCCGGAAATATTCGGAGACGCAGGAACGACCGCAGCCTACGACGCTGCGAGAAAATTTAGTGCCGATTTGAATACTAGGTTTACAAGAGGCTACGTGGCGGACTACTTAGCCACTGCTGCTGACCGAGGAGCCAAGGTCGATCACAACCAAATTCTTGCGAAAATAATACAGCAGAACCAAACAACTCCCGGAAGAATTCCTTCCGGCAGTCTTGATGAGTTGGATGCTGCTCTTGTACAAGCAAGGGCTCCCTTCATAAAAGTAAACGAAGACGGATCTTTTTTTGTTGATCCTAATGCAGCCCTAACTCCCGGGTTAGAGGGTCTTACTTGGAGAAACATACGAACAGGAGGGACTGGTTCAGAAAAGTTGTCCGCTGAACTTCTGCGACAAGAAATATTAAATCAACTTGCGTTAATAGGTTTTGATTCGACCGGAGTCATTAATCCTCAGAAAATTCAAAAAGCCATTCGTACCTGGGCTCTTCCGATTGAAAGAGTTCAAGAATCTTACCCAAACTTTGCAAAAGAACTCCAAAGGTTGTCTACCTCGGGGGAAGAGTTGGCAACAAGGCATGCAATGTTGCAGAACCCTACCAGAGAAAGCATAGACAAGGCCCTCGCTACTCAAAATTTGGATGATCTTCGTGCCGTTAAAGAGGCCGGAAATATTGTACGGAAGATACAGGCAGACAGGTCCAGCGCCTCTGTTTTTCTAGACAATAAAGACCCGGGTGTCGTAGTTGCACAACTTCTAACAGATCCCAAAAATTTTGAAACAAACGTTGCAGCAACGCTTAAAATACTTGACGCCGATGAAACAGGAGCCGCAAGAGCCGGTTTCCAAAGGGCTTTTTTTGACGAGTTGATGAAAAAAACCTTGGCAAATCCTGAGTCTGCGGGGCGCATGGCTAGTGAATCCGTGTTAGATCCCTCTCAGATAAATCAAGTGTTGGTGCAAAACGAAACGGCTTTGAGACAAGTGTTTTCTGACTTTGTCGGGAGAAGCTCAGACGGACAACCCCTGACCGGTTACGACATGTTGAAGACATTCAACGACGAGATGTTGTTGGGAATGTCCGAACGTGCCGGAACGTCCGCAGGAGCCGCCGCCCGAGAAGTCTCACTACCTCTTCGAGGTTCTGAACTTATTAGAAACCTTGGCCGCATTGCGGGTGTCTACGTTGCCTCGAAGACTGGAGGACCCTCTCTCGTAATGGCAGGTGCGGGCGGAAGACTAGCCGGTAAGGTATACGAAACCGGAGGTCAAGACGCTATTTTAAAACTGGTCTCGGATGCCCTTGTGGACCCTTCCTTGGCTAAACTTCTTCTTACCGAAACAGCCACTCTTAGCAAGAAAGGTAAGTTTATAATCGACAAGAGGATAAGCCAAGCTGTGGCTCCCTATCAGTTTATGGCAGGTCCCCCTTCGCAAGTAATACGGGAAGCCGTGGAGGATAAAAAGGCCCGGGATAGAATAAAACGCGAGGGTGGTCCGTTTAAACTTGAATACGATCCCGACATGAATATATACCGAAGGCAAAAAGTAGGGGACCGTTCCGCTGTAGAACCCGTCGCAACGCCACAACGAAGGTTATCTCAAAACAGACCTGCGCCAAGGTCACCCTCTGCTGCGTCCACGCTCAGTCAAGTCAGCCCTGTCGGACCACCGCCCATGGCCCAAGGACCGGTGTCCCCGGTAACGTTGGCAAGAGGTCAACAGATATTCGGGTCTAATGATCCGATATTCACTGCCGCGCATGGCGGATACGCGGATAAGAACTCAGGCATCATGTCAATTAAATGCAAGCCACAGCAGATAGTCGGATGAAGCTAACCGAACACTTTACTCTTGAAGAGTTGACGAAATCCGAGACGGCCAGCCGCAAAGGGATAGAAAATAAACCCGATTCCGTAGCCGTCGAGAACCTGATCTTAGTCAGCAACATGATCTTGGAAATGGTTCGCGACCATTATGGCATACCCTTCTCGCCCAGCAGCGGGTTCCGGTGTCTGGAACTAAACCGGGAAATAGGTTCGCACGACAAGTCCCAGCATGTCGAGGGAAAGGCCGTGGATTTTGAAGTTCCCGGGGTTGATAACAAAGAAGTTGCTCTGTGGATCAAGAAAAATTGTGTCTTTGACCAGCTTATTCTGGAATTTTACAAAGAAGAAAATCCATCAAGCGGTTGGATTCATTGCAGTTATGACGTGGACAAAGACCCACAAAGAATGAAGTCAAACATTTTTGACGGTAAAACTTGGCGAGAACTTGTCTAGTCCTTGCGCGTTGGATAATCGCAAAGAAGCAGGCAGTCCGGCTCCTTCTTAATAAGCTTTTCCAGGGTCTCGACCCGCTTTTCCAGGGAGCGGCGTTCGTGCGTGCCCCATAGACCGCTAGCGCCCCCAACTACGGCGGAGGCGAACGGAGTGCATCCGACTAACGGCACAAGTAAAGCAAAGACAACTGCCTTTGGTATCATCGTCTGAAACCACCCACGCTGTCTTCCTCAAGACCACTCAGGGTTTTTCCTAACACAGCCATGTCCATATAGTCCTTAATATCCTCTACATGCTCCCCGTCTGTTGCTCCGATATCTAAGTCGTGTGTGTTTACATGGTGCCACCCAGGAACCGTTATTCTTATTTTGTAGCCGTTCCAGTTAAATTCCCGCATACCCCGGAAATGTGTGCGAACAACACTCCCTGTTTTCCTGATATGTGTTCTCACTATGTGGAATATCTTTTTCTTCTTGCCTCTGACGTTTACACATAAATCACGGTCTTTAAAAAAATATGGTGTGCGTAAGACGTTAACGCTAAATATGGCGGCTAACCGGCCCTTGTACGCTTTCACCTTTATCATGGAATTGGCGGCGGTTATTTGAGCATTCGCGGTTTCGATAAAAATTGACGCTAGAAATGGTCGCACGTCTTCGCCGTGTTCTTTAGCCCAGCCTTCAAAAAATTCTGGGACGCCCCACCTCCTT